CTGCATATGTTCCGCCAGCATTCCAGAAACGACCTACTCCGATGGAATGACCGTTCCAGAAAGTAACTGTAGCAGAAACAGGTAATGTTACAAAATAACGACCATTTCCTGCTGCTGTACCACTAGTTCCAAATATAATTCGAAATTGTGCTACAACTAGTTTTCCTACCTGAACGTAACGACCTTGTTTAATATTTCCAGCACCTAAGGTCGGATCAGTAAATTCCCCTAGTAAATTTGGTGTCCATGAGGACCAAGCAACATCATCATACCCATGAACGTGATCTTCTCTCGCTACAGCAGGAGAACGACCTGGACTTGGAACTCCAAAATTACCTTTAACAATGTTTGGAGCTAATAAAGTTCCACCAATGACGTGACGCTCTGGTTGATCGTGATGCATGTAGTCAAGAAGAACAGCACGCATACCAAAAAACTGTTCATCCTTGGACCTTATATCAGCCCATTCTGGATCAAGTAGGCTCATACTGTTGCTTCAATCTGTTGACGCTTAAGCATACCGACAAGATTGATGAAGTGAATTTCTAGCCAACCTGTACTAGACTCGTCGATAGATAGTTGAAAGGTACGACCGTATCCTGGACCTTGAATTTTCATTGCTTCTGTACCAGTTTTAGACTTAGCGGGAAAATCAGCAGGAACAGTATCTTGATCGTCAGCAGTCCAATAATACGAAGGGCGAACAGTAGTGTTTTGATTTTTAGTACCAAGACCAACTATGCAGTATTTACCTCGTTTAGCCCGGCTTACTCTATCTTCAATGTTCCATGCTTTGGTCTTAATACTAATAGTTACTGTCTGACTATCGGGACCACGGCCAGGAATACTTGCTCTGATGAGAGAGAAGGCACAACCAGCGACGTAGTCACTATCTGTAGAAGTACGAATCCTTTTAAGAGCACCGGCCCAACCATTAACCTGAGTAAACCCTCTAGGTTGGATGAATCTATACATAAATTCAGTGGCGCCAAAATTTATCAGAATATACTCATCACCATACAGAATAAGACTGTCACTAGATAAATCCCCGTACCTATTGGTTAACATAGGTTCGATGTTAGAACTAAGACGTGTGAAAGTTACACCGTCAGTTACCCACATACCACGAATACTAAGAAAATAGATCAGTCCTCTGATGTTTTTGGCAGCTTCTTTTGAAGTGCATCCAATCTCAGCATTCAACCCACGAACTTGCCAGTATACAGGATCGTCAGCGAGATAAAGAATCCATACAGAAGTTCTTTTGAAAATTAGAATCCTATCCCCGATTGGGATGATGCAGGTAATGTTATCACCATCTCCAGGAAATATATTAAGGAAACCACCAGGAGCAGCCCATACATCAGGATTAGCAATAGAAGTATAATAAAGAGTAGATCCTTTAAATCCGAATACTTGGGTTTGGAAGGAAACAAGACCATCAATATCGACCGGGCTACTTCCAAGGAGCGCAGCAGTAGTACCAGTAGTATACTTATGAACACCAGCTGAATCTGAAATATAGAAGGCGTCATTTAACTGAACCCCTGAGTACGTAGTTAACCCGGAGAAAGTAGTTATCTCAGTCCAGGTAGGGGCACCGCCAGCGGGATTAACGTCTGTGTAGTATACTTTCTTAGTCGATACTCCTGTATATAGAATAGTACGAATCGTACCATTGGACATAAAGAACTGCCCAAGAACGTAATAACCTCCACCAGAAGGTAAATTATTCCAAGTACGAGTACCATCTTGTTTAATCAGTTCTCCACTAGAACCAAGAATTAATCCAGAACAGACAACTAATTCAGAGTCATCAATAAGTTCAGCATCAGCACCAGCATTAATACCTGCAAATTTATTGATGAGAAAATTATCTTCTTTCGGGACAACCATTAGCCACCATCCCAATGATCGCCAGGATAGTCACGAATCGAAGGATAAGAATCTGTAGGATTCTGAACTTCATCTTTGCTCTGGGCCATTTTCACAGTAAGTTCACCTGAAATACGATTTACACCTTGTTCGTCCTCATTAAGCTCCTTAGCCCTCATAAGACAAAAACGAACAACATCATCATACATTTGAAACGGAACAGATAGAATGTCTCCAGAGGCTCCTACTTGGGGAGGACTCTTGATGTAGTAAAGAATATAGTATCCGGCGCCTACATTAGTAGGATCAGGCCAGAGATACATACTCCCACCCCAAATGTAATAGTATGCTGCGTTTCCATCAGTCTGCGAAGGAGTAGTAGCTAATCTCAAGTTATCCAGGTCTTCTAATACTGTTCGTTGGAGAACCTGATTGTTGTAAACAACCCTCTTCTCACGAATAAAATCATCTGGAAGAATAATTCCATCAGTAGGATCATCTGTAGAGGTATTGATTGTCTGAATACCCTGTAGACATTCTGTTTGACGAGCAATATCTAATTGAGCAGCGTTAATCCAATCAATAATATCCTGGACATAGATTTGTGCCTCAGAAGTGTCCCCAAAAAGTCTCTGAGTTTGTCGGACAACTTCCTGAACAGCCATAGTGGGCATTATTAACCTCTTTCAACACTCTGACCGTCTACATGCGTTACACCATATTTATCATCCATCTTGACAGTCTGTCCATGCGAGTTTGGAAAGGAATAAGTAGACGTGGGATTTTTGATTAAGTGAGCAAAAACATCACGAGCCTCCGCCCGTTCTTCCTTAAATCTCTGCTCCTTTTGATTCTTAAATTCCACCATTCTACCGTCCATAATAGCCATTAGATCATGACGAGTAGTATCTGCATTGTACACCCGTTCTAAGATTGTCTCATCAAGAGTCCAAGCCTCAAATACTCGTCGAGTTAACCCATCTCTACATCGCTCGACGACAACATAAGGCGCCTCATTGACAGTATGATCAGCTCTATCAGGATCGAGATACATGATATCTAAGCTATCATCGTACTCTCGTAGACGCTTAACAATGCCCAGCACGTCTTTCTCAACTAGCATTCCATCTATGTTAATAATTTCTCGACCTGTATCTAACTTTCCCATTTTTCCTCCGATACGAAAAGGGGGAGTCCGAAGACTCCCCCTTTCGCTCTCTAGTGAGATTGACTATGACTCCAGAATGTCGTCATAGAGGGTGTGAGCGTCACGCTGAGAAGTACCAACTTCCCAATACATCTTCATCATGCCTTCCCACAGATCGAAATCACGAACCCACTTAAGGATATCGCCATCTGCCGTAGCAAAGTACCAATCCTTATTACGAAAGATTCGAACCTTCGACTCATCAAGGAACCAAGCACGGTTAACAGGTGCATCTGGATCTTCAACAAGAGGAATCTCAGTGCCATAGTTGAAAGGAAGACCCTGAAAACCACCAGGGAAAGACTTCATTTCAGTATAGCGCCTCTGCTGAGTAAGCAAGTTGAAGTAGGAACGCCTAACACCAAGCGAAGTAAAGATAACACTGGTCTTGCCGCCCTTACGTCGTGCAAGGTCACAAGCCGTAATCATCTTAAGTTCAGTCATTGCAATAGGCGTACCGGAGTTGTTGATATTGTTAGCTGCCCAGATAGGAACCGTAGCAGGGTCAAGACCATGCAGGGCACCAGAAGCAGCAACAATCTGATTAAAACCAGTTGGCTCCAGAATACGGTTACCGAAACGGTAAACTCCGTGACCAACGGTGGCAGGACCAAACGATGAAGAGAAAGTAACGTTCAGACCAGAAATGTTAGTGATAGTAACAGGAGCAACGTTAGTGGACTGAATTCCACCAGTAGCCGAACCCGAAGCAACCACAAGCACATCAACGATCTGACCAATCTCAAGATATTGCGTGTCAACAACAGCATGTGTTGCAGACGTAGCAGTATCGTTAATCATCGCCAGAACACCGTTGCCCGACTTGTGGCCGTAAGCAATACGGTTCTGGTCCTTGTTAAGATCACCCTTAAGGCGATCCATTTCTTCATCCGCCATGTTGGCGAATGCTTGATAATTTGTCTCCGCAAGCTCCATCACTTGTCCGGTAAAAGCAAAGCGCCCATAACCGTACTTGAGAGGAACCTGAACAGCCGAATAGCCTTGGCGAGCAGCAGGACCAATCTGAGTGTTCTCCGCTCGATAAGAGACACCAGCGTTTCGCTGAGTACGAATTGGGAAAGTAAC